GCCAGTTTGGGTTATAAGGTACTGGCAAACCTCAGACAACTTACGCTGCCAAAGCGAGACTTTCATCTGCAATTAAAATTTAGTCAGCTTTTAACGTGGCCCACTGACCAACCACGGATTGCAATTATTACATCATATTGTCAGTCGATTCAATTCACCCCCGATTTTTGATAACCGCTTGTGCGAACTCAATAACTTCTTCATCTGAAAATTTATTGCGAGCAAAATTAAACATAACAGAAACGAATCTTACATTACCTTGAACATATCCTTTTGAGTTGTCAATTCTATCAAGACTTGCACTCTTGATGTTAAGTTGACTATCACTTTTATATGTTCTTAGTTCGAGGTCAAATCCAGTAAAAGGACACTCACCCTCCTGTGTCTCCCAAATTTCTTTGAGGTACTCAAGAGTGAGATTGAAGTCTCTCGGCCTGTCTTTGATCCTTGATCGTAACATTTTTAGAATAGGTCGAAACTTACTATATTCGTCCTGCTTTTTAGGGTTGTTAAGTTCCCACACTGGATGACCTGATCCGTTAGACACGATGTGTTTAACATTTTCAGGACTTTTACCAGAGCAAGATAAACTACAGTAAAATTTGTCTTTTCCTAATCTAATTCTTCTGTTATATTCGTTCCTCGCTTTTTCAAACTCTTTGTTACAAGTGTCACACGTTACAGTTATCTTCGACATTTCCATTCTCCTTTGTTTAATGGTATATCTTATTATACACAAAAAACGGTGGAGGTGGGCGGAAATAAAGTGGAGGTGTCGGATAACGAGTCCGAGTCCTCTACAACATCAATAATAATCTTTATACATGCTTGTTAAAACGGTCCATCTTCTGCACTATCGTGAAATCTTGTGATAGCTTTCTCTAAAGCTCCCTTGAATTTATCTGTAACAACATAAGAAAAACTACCATCTGGTTCTATCATCTGCTCTAACATTCCCTGATGAAACATCATAAACAGTTCTTCGCCAACGTATTGCATGGCGACTTCTTTCATTTTTAATATAGATGGTTTGTCGTTCATTTCAAATTTCATTATGTTAAAGGAAACGCTTTCTGATTCTGGTCTTATATTCTCCACTTTATTCAAGTGGGACTTTGCTTTTCTCATAGTATCATACACGCCAAGTGGCTCAGAAACAACCTTTTCAGGTGTACTAATCAACATTTCTAATAAATATACTGTCATTTTTTTATCCTTTGTAGGGCCATGTCTCTCTTAGTATATCGGTAACTCCGGGGATGTCAACCAGCCATCTTCCATATTTTCCTGTTTTTTCTGTTCTTATTTTTACCCAGTGTTCTGGATGCCCTATGGATTCATTGCGAATATCAGCAACAGAACTCAAAAGTCTAGCGCATGTCTCTGTCGCCTTCTTCCAGTCCTCATGTCCTCGTTCTGGAGTGTCTACCCCGATGAGTCTCGTTCGTATAGTCGTGTGAATGTTAAAGCCGAGATCAACAACAAAATCGACAGTATCTCCATCCACCACTCGCTTAACTCTTGCATTATATTCATACATTAATCTATATTCCTTATAATATTATTATCAAGTTCAGGCATAATTCTGGCACTAGGTGTAGCCATAAATGAATAAAATGAATACACCAGCATACAAAATGCTATCGTAGCGAGAAGTGACGCACCAATCATTTTCATACCCTCAATATCTAAACTAAGTTTTAGTTTTACTTTCTTAGCTGTTCTTTTATATTTAAACTTTGCTGGCAGCTTTTTAGGTGGAGGTTTGTTTCGTCGAAACATGTCCTCCAAACCCTTTTCTGCCGCCCTTTGGGTTTGAGATTTAACCCTTGGGTCAGTTTTCATTTAACGGCAACCAAGGTCCGAAGTTTCGTTTCAATGTTTCAATTCTATCCTCTGCATCAGCAAGACTAGAAAGCGCTTCGTTTAAGTTATTATGAAGATCGCCCGTACTATGATCTCCAATACCCGCTGGATGATTAAACATAATCTCCAAACTGGTGACTGCCTCTGCCCTGTCTGATGCCGCTTTTAGCATCAAGGAATTTACTGCTTCTGCTTTAAAACTCATATCAATTTCTCCCATTCCAAATTGCTTGTAAAGTAAACTTAAAAATGTCTAACATAAATCCTCTCAATCAGTTTGAGAAATTCTTTTTCACTCAATCGTCTTTTTGCCTTGTTGCAATCTTCGCAGCAGGAGCGGCAGTTGTCTACAGTATAACCTTTAGTAGAATCAATCCTGTCAACACCAGAAAGGTTTTTTCTTGAAATGCCCACCGCTCGATGCTTACCTCTACAATTATCTGGCTCTAACCCGCAATACCAACAGTCCTCTAAAACAAGACTTTTAAACTGGTTAAACGATAAATCAAATTCCCAGTCTTTCATTTTACATTTTGACTTGTAATTAGAATATACTATACCAACGTGTCTGTCAATGTCATTTTCATATTTTACTGCTATTCGATTATTTTTTAATTTATTCTTTTGACATTCATGACAACATATAGTGTTTCTTTTTAACACCTCTGTAGACTTTAAGACTCGTCTGATAAAAGTTTCTTCTCGCCCGCAGTCGCAACGACACAGATAATAGTGGTCGTACCTATTACCTGACGGTAGCCATTTTTCTTCTAAAAATTTAACCACAGTTAATGATCCAACATTATAACCAATAAATTCCTCTATGTTTATTCTAGATGTAGACATTTATGAAACCTCTTGTTTTTAGTATACTGTGAAAAACGATAGTATACTATATTATACACAAAAACCATCAAAAAATGCCTAAAATTTCTAATTTCTACCGTTCCATATTGCCTCCAGAGTAAACTTAAATGGTTCGCCCTCTATCGTGGCGACCAAATCCCACATCTGTTGTGCGATTTCGCGGATTTCCTTTTGTGCCGCTGGACTATTTCTTAGTTGTATAAAGTTAGCAAAGCTACGCATGTTGAACATTACGTCTGCCTGAATCTGACTATTGTAAGTCTTAAAGAATCGTGCTGACTCTTTTGCTCTCTTGCGTCCCAAGACTGGTTCAAGGTCTGCGATACATTGGTGGTAAAGTTCATTACCCAACTCTGTATAGTTCTTCAATACGTCAGTCCAACTTTGCACCCGGAAACTTGCAAAACCATCATCAGGCCAATTAGAAACCATAATATCATTCCAGTCCTCTGGAATGTAATACTTATCTTCTTTTAATTCTTTATATCTAGCTGACTCAGCATTAAGACTACTAATGCGATGTTTAAGCAAATGAATATGACTAGCAATGTCTGTGTCAACAAGAAAGTGAACTGAGCCTTTTTCAAAAGGCGTTTCATGTCCGTTGATCCAGAGCATTTCAATAAGTCTTTGTATTCGTCCTCGTTTTTCATCCGTAAGATTCCTGCTTGTACTCGTCCATGCTGAACAGGCGATAACCTCATCGCTACCGTAATATCCTAAAAGTTCTACTTTGTTATCCACTCTTTTATCTTCTCCCAAAATGTCCTGTCTTTGTTTTTGCCTGACTCCCATCGTTGCCGCATCTCTCTCATTCTATACTCTTTATCGAGTTTGTCAATGTTCTTCTGTAGTTTTTTACTCATGATTTTCTGGCTTTTCATAAAACTACTGTCAGACATATTTGAATCACCTCTCATTCCAATGGACTCCAATCGTGTTCTAGCAACCAATCGTCCTTGTCTATTTTAACTTCTGTGAAACTTATTTCCACATTGCCGATCCACACGGCACTTATCCTGTAGTGTCTTGTATCTTTTGTTCTTGCGCATTTTCCGTTTTCTTCTACTAGCCTTTTGAATCCTTGATAATTCATCTTAACTTCGCCACCAAAGAAGTCGCTGGGACCATAGCCAGATTCTACTAGATAGTCCCAAACATTTATGGTTTCTGTCCATAGTTCTTTTTTGGATACTGTTTTAATAGGCTTGTCGCAGGTTATTCCTTCAACCTTCATTTTCTATTCCATTATGAGTAATAAAAGACCACTGAAAGTCGTCTAAATCTTCTTCTGTCACACTCTTGACTGGTTCATCCTCATACCTATCTTCTTCCATTATATAATAAATTTCTTCGCCTTCTAGTTCATCCAATTTTATTTCTCCATCTGTAAGTTTCTTGTAAATTAAGTCTAAACTCTGTTTTTGAAATAAGTTGTTAGAAGCAAATGCTCTGACAGACAAATCTATTCTTTTTAGATCCTCAATAACCTGATTAAATGATGCAGGTATTTCTTCTAAACCATTTTCATCTGATTCAAAGGTTGCAAACGGTTTTTGAATAACCGGTTCTTCTGGTTCGCTGGGCGTTGGTCCCTTTTTTGGCATGGGACGTTCATCTATATCATAACTAGCAAACACTCCGCCCGGAGTTCCGTAGTCATTTTTATCCAATTCCGCAATAATGTCCATTAAAACGTCTGCGTTCTGAGACTGGGTGAACGATACTACACCAATAGAATTTATAATCTTTGTATTCCACTGGATCATTTCTTTTGCTTTATCATTTTTATATTTTACCCACACACATAATGATAGTATAACAACCAAATTCAACACTCTTAAAATCTTAGTTTTAGTTGAACATTCCATGATAATTCTCGCTATTTGTTTGAGGTATGAACAACTGATTATACACATCTTCATAACTTTGTCAACTCTCTTAATTAAATTTTAATTTTAACGAGAATAAATCAACCATTACCTATGGAATTGTGGAACCAATCTATCAACAAAATCCTGCCACTCTTGAGAGACAAAAGGTTTTTTGTAATTTGGTAGTTCGGTAAGTCCTCTCCTAAGTTTTTGCGGAAAAAACTCTCTGTCTGCTGTCTCTGGGTCGTACTGAGAATTAGTTTCTATAAAAATCTTTGACTTTATAATCCTACGAAAACCCTTATCAAAAAATTTCACCTCCCAGTATTTTGTTTTAAAGTTCTTTACTGGATAATACTGACCGCCAATGAAATCTCCACGATATGCGCTGGCGTTTAAAAAGTCCCGCCTAACTTCCCAGTCCTTGATTTTGTCTGCGTAATCCCTTACGCTTTTGTCCCATTTCTTCTGACCTTCCTCCGTTTTCTTGTAGGCATCTCTCATCATAACCCAGTGTTGAACACGAAACACGCTCTTTCTACCATACCAATCCCAGCAGATCAACTGGGACCAAACCTCAACACCCCACTCGTTATGATAATGGTTTACTTCTATTCTATCAAAGTAATCGACATACGGAGGTTCTTTGTTTAGATCAAACATTAGAAACAATAAAATTAACTTAACCATCTTACTACTGACCCCACAACAAAAAGATATATAAACACAACATGAACCATAGCAATCATTATTAACAATCCCAAGGCTATAGTTTTCCAAGTAGGATTTTCACGATCTTTATTTTCTGGTGGTTGATACGGATTCATCTTTATCCCATTCTATTTCTTCATAATTTTTATCGTAAGTATCTTTGTCAACTGGTCGCTGACGATCACCTTTACCACTCATTTGTCAACTCCTTCAAAGATATTTCCGATAACTTCTATCCTACCGCTAAAATTACTGCCCTCGCCAGCCTGATTAAACATCTCACCATTATACATTATGTCAGGCCAATCGTCAAAATCTATCAGACAAAAAAAGCAAGAATGTGGATCATAGTTTACAACCTTTTTGTTGTGATATTCTTCGTGATTATCAATAATATCCCCCTCATAAATCTCAACTCCATTCTTATCTTTGAGTCCAGTGTACTGTTGTGGAATATCATCTTCTTCGTCTATTGAACACAAAAGACCTTTATTGATTTCAAACAGATCGAAGTATCGGAATTTTTCATTGTGTCTGTTCCAAACCCTAAACTTAATCTCTCTCATTTGTCACTCCTACATAATTTTGATGCTAAGATGGTAGCACAGGCACGAATCGCTGCGTCTTTGGATTTAAGTTCTATGTCCCAGTCGTACTTCCAAATAGTAGGACAGTCTGTTGGCATGTCTGCATGGGCGCGTGGGTTGGTCTTTTCTGGGTGACTCTCACTGTAATGAAACAGAGGTTTGATCTTACCCCATGTAAATGCACAAGTTTCCATAGGCTGAAACTTTCCTGATGGATTACACTTGTGATGAAGATTGTCAAACGTAATAGGTAAATTAAAGTAGTGTAGAAGATTACCAACAGTCCAGCAACCTTTGTCCTCGTTCTCAATCACTAGCCTCCTAGTCACGCTTTGATCGCACTTGTTTAGGTTGGACATGAAGCGAGTAGCAATATCGGCAAGGTCGCCCTTGGTGCAGTTGACATGAATATTCATAGGATTGTAGTAACTACGCTCGCAACCCAGCATGTCCATGACCCAACCGTGATGGTTGAGTTCTCGGATAGTCTTGTCTACTGCCGCTTGGTTTTCGCTGGCAAGCACGTTGAACTGGTCTGGATGCGTGGACAGACGAACCTGCCATGACTCGTTGTAATAAACAATGTCACGAAATTCCTCCATGATCTGCTCGTACTGAGGCACGTTCTGTACGCTGTACTCAAACTCTGGATGCGTAAGACATGGGAACAATGCGCTTGATACACGGTATCCCCAGCCGTTGTCTGCACAGTGTTCTATGCACAGGCGAGTAACCTCTACGTTGTTGAGCCAACGCTGACCTAGCTGGTCTAGTGCGTACTCTGCTCCATGCTCGTCACGCAGTTGATTAAAACGCTTCCAAGTCATAGTCTGAAACTTGTAACCTTGCTCTTTGAGTTCGTTACTGATACAACATAAATTATACATAGGTGACTCCATAAAAAAACGATACATGGTTATGATGATGTGTTGAACGCAAAACTAATTGCATAACAATTTAAATCATAACACATATATCGTCGTTGTAAAGTAAAAACTTTAGGATAATGCGATAAATACAAATAAATTGTATGACATGTTGAATCCTAAAGTTAAAGAGTAATAACAATGTGAATACTTATTAAGTATGATGTCTTAAATTACTCTGGTAGTCCTGCATGTTCTACAGACAATCTATCTTGAAAAAATCTATAAAGTTCTCTGATCGCATGATTGTAGTTCTTTCTGTGCATAAGAAAACAATTATCTTCTTCTTTGGTAAACTTAGTTCCTGCTTTAAATGTTTTACCATCATCGTCAAAGAATCCACCGCGCTTTTTACCCTTGAGCTTAACGCCATCTTCTTTGGCTTTTCTAATGATGTAGTTTTTCATTCCATGATAGTAGAGATTACTTCTGGCAACGCCGCCCCTGAAATGAAACGGGGTCATCCCAAACAAATATCTTTTAGCAAATTTCCAAGACGGCAATTTACCGTTTACTTTTCTCAGAGTACCAGATTCGTCTTGCAGACAGGATAGTACGCTGTAGATTTGAGGCATACTAATCTTGTTCCAACATATATCTCCAACCTTCCATTTGCCCTTTCTGTTATTTGTATATCTACAATTAGTTAGACCGAAAGCATCTTTAGTGTTATCAGAAAGTTCAGATTCCATTTCTGACATTAGTGATTTTAGTAGCTTAGTATTCTTATCATCCTCATCTAAATACTTGTATCTTCTTGCTAGATTTAAAGTATAGTTAATCTCATCTTTCATCCTCCAAGACCGTTCTCTTTTTTGGCTTGGTTTAAAATCCTTGGGAGGATTCATCATACTTATTTCAGGAAAGTCTTTTATTAAATTATAAATTGAAACTGGATCATTTTCATCTCCCTTTTCTTTTTCGGAGTACGCACAGGCTCTTGGTGTAGACTGCTGCGGAAACAGTTTTAGTTTGATGCCATTTTTTTGTAAATCGTTATAGATTTGTTTTAACTCGTCGGCTACAAAAGGTTGCGACAAAGACAAGGGCTTTCTATCACAACCTAGATGAGCATACTCACAGATTAAAGTTGAATTTGGTTCTAATCTTTTGTGAAGTTCTAGCACTTCTTCATGGCTAATCTTGATTACTTGTTTTGTTTTAGAGTTAAATAGTGTAGATTGATTAACGCCACAATCCAAGACGTAAGTTGTTTTAGACATTTTATCTGTACCTTTATCTAAAAATATTGAAATAAAAAACTAGGAGTGATGTTCTAAACACTTTAATAAGTGTGACAGATTGAACTCCTTATGCTACATAATAGGACAGAACCTAGTCTTTGGCAACACAAAATAAAAAAATATTAAAATAAAAAAGGGGCTAGGATGACTAAGTGAATACAACGTGAATTGTATAAAGATATGAATCCTAACCCCGACCACCAACCACAGTGGAGTTTACCAAGAATCGTTGATTACATCACCATCTTCTAGTTCGTCAAGATAATCTTCTTCATCGTCGTAATCATCCTCTGAATAGACTGCTTCTTCAAGTTGCTCACGGGCAACAGAGATTACTTCGTAGCTACTGACTCGCATCTTCTCGCAGTTACAGTCAGATGGAACGCTGACAATATCTTTCGGGTTGAACTTTACAAGAACAACAACACCAGTGTTTCCCGCCCAGTTGCAAGCATAATCATAAGTACCAACATGAAGTCCAGTGTCGCAACCCTGAGTATGATCGTCGCATACCTGTCGTCGCTTCATGCTGGCAGTATCACCAACATTGTTACGGAAACTGTTGCCAGTATAGATGTCAACAAGATCGCCCTCTTTGATCTCGCCGTTCTTACCTTGGATCGTTTCGCCAGCGTAAGTCCTTACACCTTTGTAACCAACCAACATGCCGTCCTCGGTGATTGGTAGACCCTTGTGACTTGACCACCTGTACGACTCTTGAACAGCACGTTCGCTGACGTTATCATACAGGTTGGTAAGGTAGTTCATCATAAACTGATGAGGGAAACCTTGCTGTAAACATTCCACAATCCTGTTTGTAGGATCTTTGGCAACTTGCTCGTCCTCAAAGTAGAGCAGTCCATCGCGAAACTTAAAGTCGCCTTCGCTCCAATCCTCTACAATAAGACCAGTATTCAAAAGATTCACAAACTCATCTGCGTCACCAGCATGTACGCACTGGATAAGAGATGTGTAGTGGGGATGTGATGGATCAAACAAATGAGGCTGACCATTAAGTGTAACAGTCCAGTGTCCTTGTCCGTCTTTGATGTGACTCAACATAATGATTCTCCTAAACGTGATTGTAAGGTAGCGGGATGAAAGTCTGAATCCAAAACATTTTGGATGATTCACTGAATCCCGCTTTGTATTATAGTATATTTATCGTCTTTGTCAATAACAATTCTTTAATTCTTTTGTAGAATCTTGGACATCTCTGTAATAACTATCAAGAGATTGATCTACATGCGCCAGTCCCGCATTACGATTCCAGTCGATATGATTCAAAACGTCTACAATATACGTTTCATCTGGACAGTAAACTGCCTGAATCATACCATCTTCATCAACTTCTACCACAATATGTTTGTCATTCATTAGAATAAACCTTTCTTGTTCTTCTCTACATATCTTCCTAAAGTCTTATCTTCTATTGTTTTGTTAGTAGGATTGTAGTGCAGGAAATAACTACGCTCTGCAATCCTGTTTGTCCAACAAAACTCTCCTTCACCTTCTACTTCGTACTTCTCAAAAACATCTAAACGGTGACGCTCGTAATCTCCTTGAGTCCAAAGGTGAGCATCGCGAATCTTTATAATCTTTAGACCTTCTGTGTCTACATTATTCTCTAACCAGAACATTAACTCGTCCTTTGGAATAATCTTCTTGTCTTTACGCATTGGTACTGGTGACGGTAAACCCATTTGCTTTCTCCTTGATGTGGTTGATTAAAATGTCAATTTGACTATCGCTGGCGTGAGAACCATTCCAGTGTAGCAATTCTACAACAGGATACTCGGCAACAAACTTGTCTGCGATCTTCTGCAACTTATCTTCTGACTTGATCTTGTGACCAAGACCCAAGGCATTGTAAGCAAACTTGTCAGAGTGTTCTGCTTTTGCCAACTCTACAGTGTCACTATACTCCTTGACAATCTCGTTGTCAAACCTGTTTCCAAGTTTTCTGAATAATTCTTGATACGGATTCTCCCTGTTTCTCTCGTTCTGAATTACCTCGATGTCTGGCATACTTGCTGACTCTCGTTGGATATACTCTCCAAGACTAATCCAATTACCTTGTTTAAACGCTTTGGTTTTCAGGAAAGCGGTCTTGAGTCCGTAGATAGAATTGATAGCAACACCAAGATGCTCAAGACTATCCAGAATGTTCTTAAATTGATCCATGCTGTAACTTTGCGATTCATACCTGTTGATCTCAACGTACACTCGCTCGCTACCATCGTTATCAATCTCAACATCATCCCAGCACTCATTTGCTTTGACTCTCCATCCAGTAGTCTTGCCATTCCACTCGGCAACCTTTGATCTTGTAGGAGTTGATCCTCCGTAGCTATTGCTACTTTTCGGCACAACTTCTTCCAAATCTTCAATCAAATCGGCAGGAATACCAAGCAAATCAATTTGCTCCTGCTTGAGCAATACAATTTGTAGACCTCTCTTGCTACGCATCCACTCCATGATACGGGTTTTCATGCGGTCTTTGTGTAAGAAATACCTGATGTCCCAATCATTATTGTTTACAAGTGGCAACCTAGTAAGACTCTCGATGTCTGGTGAATCTCTGTGCCAAGTGCCTCGCTTGTATGCGGTGATACGCTCGTCACCATCTTTGATGGATGGCAGGTTGAACTTATCAAAACCTAATTTAGAGTTTCTTAGAACATTACGCATGGAACCTGAGTAGACTTCTGCTTTCTGCTTCGCTCTGACAAACTTACACTGCTCTGCATTTAACCTATCATAAACAACTTGTGCTAGATTGTCAGTAACTTGCTGGATGCGAGACTTGAGTAATTTCTTTGTGCTATCGTCCATCGACAATTCTTCACGACCAGCATTGAAAGACAGATCACCAATCTCAAAGTTGATAAAGCCAGACAGATCGCTACGATAGTCCCGTGGAATCTTGTAGGCAACATTACCCATACGAGCATACAAACTACCATAACCAGTGTTGAACGAACCTTCATCACAAACAAACTTGTAATCTTCCTTGGCAAGAGTCACTTGCCTGACCACATCTTGATTATTGATGTTGGGCAGTACGTCAAAATACTTGAACACGTTTACTGCTTCGTCCTCAAAATCATCCTCGCGACCATTCACAGTCATACTGACCTGCAAACCATTATCTTCGTCGGTATCGTTAGAACACAACAATGCTACCTGTGGTTCTCCGTACTCGTCCTTGTAGCAGGAGTAATCGTTCTTGGTTCCATTGTAATAACTTACAACAGAGAAACTATCTACAAGAGAAAACGCTGACTTGCTACCTAGACCCAACGCTCCCACAAAATCATTGCTACCAGTTTTAGTA